TAGCTCATCAATCCGAACCAGTTGCTCTATATTTGCTGGTTTTATAGATTCTGCTCGTTCTTTTGCTATTTTCTCGGCGGCTTTGTCGGCTTCTGCGCTCGGCAGATCTTCGCCCGCGTAGATATAGTGACCGAGACCAAACATAGCGAGACACTTAACCAAACAGCGCATTCTCGCAGTATTTACTTGAAAAGCGTTTGGGTTAGGTATCGCTCGGTTTTTGAAGTCCATGACTGGTAGCCACATCTGGCGAGATAGAGCGTCGATCGTGATGGTGCAGTAAACCATTAGCGAGCCGTCTGTCGCTGACTCGGGTTCTTGGAAGGAATACTCGGCTTGCGGGTAATGCTCCATAAGAGTACCCCATGCCCATGACCAGCTAAGAAAATTGAGATCTCCCTTTTTCTCGATGCGGTCTGATACGTCGACCTGAGATAGCGTCGCCCAGATGGACGCGAATGTCGTCTTTTCGCTCATTTTAATCTCCCGATTTAGACCAGCGGAATGCCAGCCGTCCGAGCGATTATACTAAAACGAGACTAATACTCAACTATAATGTTGTGGAATTGTGGCGGGATTGTTTAATAAGTCCAGATGTGCGGTCTTGGCGCGTTTACGTCCATGTCGGTCGCAATGTCCAGATGGATGAATCGGCCGTCGCCCTTTTGATTGACTCCGATCCCGGTGAATAGCCCGGTATTGAGCGCGTGCTTTAGCAGTTGAATTGCTTCTTCGTAACTGACTGCTATATCTACCGCCAGACCGCAGCCGTGAGCGCCGACGAAATCTTTATTCTTCTCGGCAGGATGCGATGGGCAGCGATAGCCCGAAGTGATAATGAACGGAAACTCACACATCGTGCGCAGCGCTTGCAGTGCGTCCAGCAGCTCGTCCGAGATTTCCATCCCGGTCGAGTCGCATCCGCATTTGCAGCGGAATTCGCTGCGCGTAAAGTTCCGGTAAGCGAGTTTAGCTCGCATTTATAAATTTCTTTACCGCTGATTCGATGTGATTGTCGACGAAATCGTCGGCTTTCTCGATAGCTTCGTCTGCTATGTCGGCATATTTAGCCGCCGTCAGAACTGCTTCTTTCACCGCTGCGAACTTCTCCGAGCCTTTGCCAGCTTCCGGCATCTGCTCTTCGGCTTGCAGGACGAGATCTTTAATCGATGAAATCAGAAACAGAACGAATTGCGCGATCTCAAATGCTAGTTTTAACTTTCCCATAATTACCTCTTTTTTGGCTGTTTAGAGAATTGCTTCCCTTTCTTTAGATCAGCACGCTTTTTTCGAGTTGTTGCGGCGTACTCTTTGTCGCTCATAGCTTCCCGCTTCTTCTTTGGTAGATAGCGTTCGCCAGTTGCTTTTTTGCCCTGAGTCGACGGCTTGCCGGATTTAGTACCCCAGTCTTCCTTCGTCCATTTGGAGAGAGACTTCTGAGTTGCCGTCTTTGGCGTCTTATAGCCGCCTCCGGCTTTCTTGTATTCCAGCGCAAGCAGTTGAGCCTTTCGAGCTGACCATTGCCCTGCTTTGCCGCCCTTCGTGCCAGCCATGACCTTATTTTTTAGCCGCTCTCTCAGAGTCGGCTTATCATAAGTAGCCATTACTTCTTTTTCGGCTTGGATTTCTTGGTCGATTTTGCGGGCTTTTTATATGGCATCTTTTTCATTTATTTGTCTCCGAATTCCATGTACGCGCCAGCAGCTAATAAAGCGAGAAGCGCCATTGTAAAAAAACGAGCAACTGTTTGCCCGACTGTTCGCTTTGTATCTCGCCATGCTTCTAACAGCGAGCGAATCTCTTTCACGTCGTCCCGAGCGTCGTCGTCATAAAGCCCAATGTCTTTCAGAGCTTCTCTTGCGCCTTTCTTTGCAGCCCGGTCGATCATTAGTTCCAATTCTGCGTCAGTCATCTAATACATACTCGTTCGTATTTATCGGGACGATGCGGAGTCCGGCGGCAGTGCGTTTCTCAGTCATAGCTTCTGGCTGATACATAGCGATAGTCTCCATAATCTCGACAATCTCTTCGGGCGAGTATGAGCCGCCGCTGTAGTAGATAATCGATAGAATAATTTCTGACGGATCGTATTTAGTCATATCACCACTTCACGCGGTCTGCCCAGTAAGCGCCTGACATCTTGCCTTTGCGGATATTCTTCGCGTGCCGGGCCTTAAATGACGCCCTGCGTGCTTTATCTGCATCGCTTTCGCTCTTCTTAGCTGGCGATCCCTTCACGCCCTGCTGCCCGAATCGTATGAGCTTCACATCGTCGCCATCTTTGGCGAGAACGACGTGACTCTTCTTCGAGTGACCGGGAGTCTTCTTCGGCTTGTTATAGCCTTCGAGACCGTATTTCGTAAGTCTGGGATCTTTAGCCATTACGTTGAATCCTTTTGATCCGATTTTAGCACATAGAAGCCGATAATTATGTCAGATTTCGTGATCTGGCTCGTAATCCTTACCGGGAATCTCGTATTCGTGCCGGATGGCGATGCCGCCGCTGCGACGATAGACGATCTGATTCATTATGCTTGGCGAACAGTAGCCTTTTGATGCGTGCCAGCCGTCGGCAGGAGCGAGCGTCCCGAAGCGTTCCAGCACGACCGAGTTATCGTATTGCTCGGCCAGCTTGCTATGAAAATGACCGAGTATCCAGTATCGGTGACTTGTGTTCGACCAGACGTTCAATCTCGGTAGCATATCAGCAAGACGCCGCCCGGGAGCCTTATCTCCATGCGTAATGGCGATGAGATTCTTTCCGAACGTCGTATAAGTGAAGAATCCGTGAGGCTCCAGAATAGTCACTCTCGGCTCCTTCTCGTATCGGTAGGCAAGAATCATTGCGATCGCTATCGTCGTCTCCGAGTCGTGATTACCGCGCGCCATGACCACCGAGACTTTCGAATGCTTCTCTAACATTCGCGTGATGCTGTGAATCATTGTATCCGCAGCCTTTCGCATGATTAGCTCGATGCGCGTATCGCTATCCATCGGAGTACCGTTTGCTGTTTGCGGATACGGAATAGCGCGATCAATATGAGTGAAGTCGCCGACGTTTATCAGCATCGCGTGTTCTGCTGCCGGAGCTGCATCGACCAGATAATCTATCGCTTCAAGTATCTCGCCAGATGCGATCTTGGAGTCAAAATTTCTGCCCCGGGTCTCGGATGCGTCAGCTCGCATTCCGATGTGCGCGTCGCCGATTATGATTGTGGGTAATAAGTCTTTAGATTTACCCTTAGCGGACGGCTTAGGAGTCTTTTTGGCTTGTTTTACCTGCGAGTTCATCTGATCGACGAACGCTTTCAGCGCTTGCTCTTTCTCTGCCGTCTCTAGCTTTCGGCGAGTCTTGAGCCATGCTTTATTCCCGGAGTCGTCTTCGAGATATATCGAGCGGCCAGTGACGTACTCACCCTCCGGGACGTGAACTGTTGCGTCCCACGCATCGCTGAACCCGGCAGCAGCAGCAGTATTTTTGGTTATAGACACATAGTCGCGCATAGTAGACGGCGAGATGTCTAGTATCCCTGCCGCTTTTGCTGCGTTGCGACCGCATCTTTCCCAGACTTTAATCGCTTCGCGCTGGCGGTCTGTCTTCGCGTAATCTTCGAGCTTTGCCAATTACTTATCCCGGGCGACGTTTCGCGCCTTCTCGTAACTTCTCATACCACCGAGTCCGAGCATACCGAGCAGAACTGGCATCATAGTATCCATCTCGATCAAGTCGAGCCGAATATCTACTCCCGCGAACTCCATGCCGAGATTGATAAATGGGATCAGAATAAAGTTCAGCAGCATGGCGAGCGCACATACCCAGCCGACCGCAGGACGCCAGCCAGCGACGAAAAGAGATTGATGGGCCGCTTCGACCGAGTTCAGTTGTATCTGCGCGACTGCTTGCTCGTTGGCTTGCTTGTCGGCGATCGTCGCTATCTCGTGCGCGAGAGCTGCTTTCTGATCTTTGTCTTCGACGAATTTATCGAGCAGCCCGGTAACTGGAGCGACTAAACTCTGTGCTAATTGCAAAATCATAATTTTATCCTACCGCCGCAGCCGCCATAAAAATTGCAGAACCCGCACATATCGCAAGCGCAAACAAGGCAATGATGACGTTTTTCAGCTCGCGTTGGCGTTGCAACTTCTCGCGTTGTATTTTCAAAAGTTCACGTCGAGCCGCAGCTCTGCGGTCACGCTCTTCTGCCCTAATCCGAAGCATTTTGTGATAAAGCGGAGTCTTGCCCTGCGCCATGAACATTTTTTTAATCTTAGATTCGTAATCATCACAAGCTATCTCTGCTTGGATGACTTTCAAAGCGTAAGACTCTACCGACTCTGCGCCATAAGCCCCATTAGGCTTGCGCTTATGCTCTTCTTTGGCTTCTTGAACTTTGTCTTTGGCATCGTAGAAGTTGCCAAGCTGATCCATCAGGCCACTAGCTTGCTGACCTGTTGACACCGCTTTTTCAATTAAATCAAAGGCCTTTTTTGCCGCGCCTAACGCTAGTGTGATTTCAATCATTTAGTTCTACTCAGGCTTTGTAGGCCACGCTATCGTGGCAGGAAATTCAGCCTGTGACGGAACGTCTCTGAGTAATTGCCTGTACGTTGCCCATGCTGTTTTATCTACAGGCGCGTCTGCTACTTGCGTCCAATCAGTCTCGGCTAGTTTAGAGTCACGCTCTGTGCGTGCTTCCGCAGCAGCTCTATCTGTTGCACCTGCTGCGTACTTGTTGCGCTTTCTCTTCATCAGAAACTACAATCACTGGCGCAGTAAATACTCCATCAGCATAAGACCATCCAACACCACCAACAGAGCCATCTACTAAGTTGGGCATAAAAGTTAAATCATCTACCACAATAGTATTAACGACTATTCCGTTTTCGATAATATGCGCTTTCATTATGCGTACTCCTCGACTATGACTACTCCGGTTGCGCCGTCACCACCAGATGCGCCAGTACCAGAGCCACCGCCGCCACCTCCATAAATAAGCGCATTACTTGGCGCGCTTGAATTACTACGACCATTTCTACCACCACCGCCGAAAACAGCAGAGCCGCCTCCAACACCTCCTATCATCGTAGCATTTGAAGCGCCGTTACCCGCTCCTCCTCCATTTCCATTAGGAATAATATCTCCTATTAATCCTTGCCCTCCATCGCCGCCATACGTACCGAATAATGCGCCACCCTGTCCCGCTCCACCGCCGCCTCCTTTGGCGTATACAGTAGTACCTCCAAAGGTAGAAAACGACCCCGCAACTCCG